TATTGGTGCGTTAGTTTGGTTCGATAGGTTTATATATTTGAAGTAACCATATTGATATATGTAAGCCTAGTGCACTCCTCTAGAATTGCTGGTGCGAATTGTGCTAAATGACCATCGGTATGTTGGCTTTAGTACGAACCGGTATAGCATACAGCAGTTGGCTTGCAAGGGATCTGAGAGAACGGCGGAATTGGTCTTCCGTAACTACCGAGGCAGAGATTTGCATGGATATCTCTGCCTAACGGTGGGAGCACCACGTGACCAGAAATTATGTAAAATGTGATGAATGCGGATATCAAGTCAATAGGCATCCTTGTTATAGAGATAAAGAAGGATGGATATGGTGTCGGAAGTGTGGTCTGGTCGCTAACGGGCAAAGAGTTAGAAGAATGAATGTGGCAATCTTTATGAAGTGGATAAGAGAAATGTTTCCAAACGCAAGCTATAAGAATATGAGGAGAGTGGCAGAGGTTGCACAAAATGAGGGCAATGAGAGAGCGTTGGAAGTTATGTTGTCTGAGAGTTAACGGTAAACGTTGAACCGTTGAACCGTTGAGCGTTGAACTATGGCGTATAATGCTAAATGTAAGATTTGTAATCTGCCTGATGAAATAAAGTGGCGGATTGAGAGGGATATGGTAGATGGTAAAATTGGTGCTACCAATTTGTGTAAGAAGTATCCCGAAACCTCTATTAATGAAAGTAATATCTACACTCATAGGAAACATCTTGCGTCTGCTCAGGCAAGAGATGCCTATGAGAAGTCATTGCATGAGCGGGCTGGTTCTGACTCTTCTTCTACCACCCCCCCCCCGCTTGTTGAGACAAGCAATGGAAAGAGCAACAACAGGAAATAGGATATTGGATGATGTTGCTGTCTTAGATATGGTTATAGCTACTGCGGAAGAGAAGTTGGCAGATGTAACTATCAAAGATATCCTTGAAGCAATCAAGTTAAAACATCAGTTGTTAGATGGTAATGTTGGTGAGGGTGAGGCTGAGAGGGATAGTAAGACAGTTTTGAAGATTGGTACTATTTTGAATGTTGTAGCGCGGATGGAGAAGGGAGAAGATATAGATATCATTGATATGGATAAGTTAGATGATGTGTTGAAGTAAATGGCGAAACCTCTACCTGAGTTTGATGAGTTAAGTGATTTGCAAAAGATACAGTGGACTAGACGAAGTTATGTAGATTTCTCGTTTTTCAACAGTCATATCTTTCCGTATAGTTTTGATTTGTGGGATGGTAACGAAGATGGCACTTGGTTAAATCCACCAGAAGGAGTTTATGTTCCGTGTCCTCATACTGTTGGGTGGGCAAAGGAACTGCAGGGTAGTAGGTTAACTGCTAAATTGTGTGCAAGGAAACATTTGAAGAGCACAACTCTGTATAGTCATGTTATGTGGAAGCTGTGGAAATGCCATTATGTGAGCTTCGAGGGTCTGTATCTTAGTTTTAAGGAAGATATGGCAGAGTACCATACTGCAAATATAAAGAAGTTGATAAAGAAGAATCCATTTTTTGTTGATATTTATAGTCTGACTAATGCTGAGACTATATTGAGTTATAGTTGGGATCCAGGAGAGAGGGGTGAGTTTCCTATCAGGTTTAGAGTTACAGCTGGAGGGATGTTGAGCTTTAAGAGAGGAAGGCACCCTAGAGTGGTGTGGTGTGATGATATACTGGCAGATCCACAAAATGAATTAAATCTTACTGTCATTAATACAATTACTAGGACGTTTTTTGAAGATGTGATGTCACTACCTCAGGAGGGTGGTGAGTTGCATGTATGGGGAACTCCGCAAGATGATAGTGATTTGTTTTTTCAGATTAAGAAGAGAGGTAGAGTAAAGACAGATAGCAATCCTAGTGGGTTTTTGTGGTCTAAGGAGCCTGCTATTAAGAATTGGAAGAGAGAGGAAGTAGTTTGGCCTGAGTTGTTTGGTTTTGAGAGATTGATGGAGCTAAAGGACGAAATCCTCGAAAAGGCATTCAATAAGGAGTATATGGTTAGTCCTGTAAGGTCTGAAAATACTTTCTTTAAGCGAGGAGAGCTGGAGGCAGTTGCTGTCGATAGGGATAATGCTAAGAATATCAATACTGATAATGATGTGTATGCTGGATGGGATTTAGGGAAGAAAAGACATCCTAGCCATTTTAGTGTGTTTGAGATGGCTGGTGGTAAGGCAATACAGATTTATCAGGAGTTTTGGGATGGTCTTGATTATAACGTTCAGTTAGGAAGAGTTAAGAGGTTAAAAGAGAGATTAATGATTGACAGGGTAGGATATGATAATACAAGAGGAGAATTTGAAGTATTGGGTGAGAGAGGAGAATTACCCAGTTGGATGTTTCCTATACAGTTTAGTAATAAGACCAATCAGAAGATGGCAAGCAGTTTAGAGAAGAGAGTAGGACATAAGACGATTGAGTTAATTAATGACCAGAGACAGATAGATGTTATGTTACAGGTGATGAGTGATTTGAAAGCGGTTGAGACAGACTTAGGTCACGGTGATAGTTTTTGGAGTAATGCCATGGCTATGTATATTGCTGATAACCCAACCGATTTAAATCCTATCACTATGGTTGACTTTGATGACGAGTTAGTCGAGGGAGAAGTATGGATGTAAAAGGCAAATTTACACATCTTGTTAATACAATAGCAAGAGCATCTAAGATGGTCCCACTAGAGGAGGCAGTGCAAATACCTACGTATGCTCTCCCAATAACTATCTATGATGAAGGTGAACAGGGTCAGGCAATCAAAGGAACCATGACTGAAGAGTTTTGGTTAAATCCTCCGTTTGGAAGACCGCGAGATATAGATTTTAATACTCTAAAGTTGTTTGAGAATAGTGAGTGGGTGCAGATATGTACTGAAGTTTATGTCGATGCTATTGCCAACTCTGATTACGATTTTGTCCCGCGAAGAGAGGGAGAAGAACATGATGACCAGATTGAAGAAGCACGAGAGTGGTTTGAAGGTCTTCCATCACAGCAACAGTTAGACGTGCTATTATCTGAGATGTTGCCAGATCTCTTATGGTATGATGCCGGAGTTATAGTAAAGAGTTTTCCTGCCGTCCAATATGATGCTGAAGGAAATCTAATCATTAAGGGCAAGGATTATCCCTGTATTGACATGACTGCATTAGATGGAAGGAGCTTTATGATTGAGGCTTTTCCTGTTGGCGGTAGATGGAGATGTTTCTGGCAGTATAGTTGGCTAAATCCTGGAAACCAACCCACTCGGTTTGAGACTGAGGAAGTTTTGTACTTTAGGATGAGACCTAGTAGCAGAGGTTTGTATGGTCCTAGTAGGTTGGAGACAATCAGGAATGTTGTCAATTACCTGAGTGATAGCACGGAACAAGGCAGCAAGATACTTGAGAACGGACTGTTTATTGGTGGGCAGATTGACCACCCGGATATCAAGAGTGAGAACGATCTGAAGAGGAAAGCAAAAGAATATAAGATGCAGTTACAGGGACCTAAGAAAGCAGGTAAGTGGTTGATGACTGGTGGTGGAGTCAAGATTCAGACATTCCCTCATACACAGGAACAGATGCAGTGGTTAGATGGGCAAAAGTGGTATGCTAAGTTAGTCATGGCTGCGTTTAAGATAGCACCATCTGAGATTGGTTTCTGTCACTCTGAAGACACAGAATTCTTAACTGATAAGGGATGGAAACTCTTTGATGATATTGGAGAGGAAGACCTAATTGGTGGTTGGGACCGTGATAGTGGAAAATTGATGTTTGAGAAACCAATCAAGACATATCACTATCAGTATAGTGGTAAGATGTTACACTTTAAAGGAAAAGTAACAGATTGTTGTGTAACTCCTAATCATAGAATGTTAATTAAGTGGTCATCTACCGATAATTTTGAAGTATTGCCAGCAGAGGACATAACTAAGAGGAAGTCACCATTCTATGTTAAACAATCTTTTGATTGGGATGGAATAGAAACACCAATCTTTGAAATGGAAGAGCATACATCAGAAGTCGGAATCAATCAGTTTTGTAGTAAGACAGTTACCTTTGATAAGAAATCCATAGATATGGATGATGTGCTTCGTCTTATTGGATGGGTGGCATCAGAAGGAAACTTAGCCGATGGAAAAGTAACCATTGCTCAAAACGAAAAGAAATATGTTCAACAAATTAGAGAATTATGTGATAGACTACCCTTTAAGTTTGGTGAATATTGTTATGATGGTTCTAATGTAGTGTGGATAAGTTCTGATAGACAGCTATATAATTGGTTACAAGGAACAAAGAAAAACCTTCCAAGATTTGTACTTGACCTATCACAGAGGCAATTACAATTGCTCCTTGATACTCTTTGTGATGGAGATGGGACATATTGGCATGATAACAGAGACCATCGAGAATATTATACTTGTGAGAAGAGCTTAGCTGATGATGTTCAAGATAATTCTGGGAATCGAGGTCAAGAGAAATGGAGAGACCTTTGGATTGTTAGTATGTCAAGAGCAGCACAATCCTGGCTAGAACAGAAAAACATCATCGAAGAGGAATATGATGGATATGTGAATTGCTTTGCTGTGCCATCGGGATTCCTCATCACCAGATTAAATGGTAAAATATCTATACATCACAACACAGAAGACCTCAATAGGGCAACAGGGATACAACAAGGTAACATTCATAAGATGAGAAGTATCAGACCAGTGATGGGAGTTATAGAGAGAGTATTGAACCGTGGTCTGATATGGAAGAAGTGGCCGGATATTAGCTTTAAGTTTGTTAAAGCTATTGATTTGGAAGATAAGATGAAACAGGCACAGATAGACCAAATTGATACTACTATCGGAAAGGTTACTATTAATGAAATTAGGGAGCGTGATGGACTAGAGAAGTATGATGATGAGGCGTTTGATAGTCCGTTTGCTGAAGCCGCTAAACAAAACGAAGCCCAGAAAGATATGATGGACCAGCAGGGTCAGGGTGATATGTTTGGTGGATGGAACCCGTTTGAAGATGATACAACTGAAGATGAAGACGAAGACTATGATGATGGAGATGACGGCAATGGCACTCCTAAACTAAAGAAAGCTATGAGTGTTGGTGCTGTTAGTGGTGACCCTGGGTTTACTCCGATTCCAGAGGTTGTTGATGGTCAGTTGGTCAATCTCAAGGAGATGGAGGGTAAAGGAGTCAAAGAGATTGAGCAGTTTTGGTCTGGAATTAAGGGACAACTAGAGAAAGAACTCAAAGAGCTGTATGGAGAATAATCAGTGATAGATATTGACCTGCTTTTATCAAGGATGGACCTGCGTAGGTTATCTACTATTATCCTCGAACAATCAGATAGAGGGTTTCGAGAAGGATATGGGGTAGGAGCTACCGAAGTAGGGTTTGATATGAAAGCACGTCAAGACCCACATCTACTTGAGGCTCTAGAGCAACACATCATCGAACTATCACAAGAAACAACCTCCCACCTGGTTGGCGACCTCAAACAATCCTTGTTAGACGGATTGAGGGAGAAAGAGAGTTTACATCAGTTAATACAGAGAGTTGATGGAGTTTTTGAGGGTTTAGAGGATTGGAAGAGCGAAAGGATAGTCAGAACTGAGGTAGCAAGGGCTACTAATCTGGGTAGGAATAAGGCGTGGTCTGATAGTGGGAATTCGCCTTATAAAATGTGGTTTAGTCCTGCAGTTCATAGTGATAGGACTGCAGAGGATAGTCGCAGGTTTCATGGTCAGATACAAGAGATTAATGATCCGTTTGTAGATGTTGCGACTGGTCAGATCACAATGACACCTCCGAATAGACCTCACTGTCGTTGTGGGATGAGAGCACTGAAGGAGTTGCCTAAGAATATTGTTTATATTGGTGGGCAGATGTATGATAGAGATCATGTCCAGCCTGAAGCAATGTTTTATAAGGCTGTTGGGTTTCTTGATTTTATGAAGATAGGATGGACTGATGAGGCAAGAGAAGCGGTAGCAGAAGCAAGGAGGAGGAAGGCAGCATTAGACTTGAACGATGATGATTTTAAGGAGTTGGATGAGTTCAAAAAGTCTTTGTATGGTAAGAGCGAAGTAGATTTGATAAATATAGTGCAATCGGTACTTGATGGATGTAGAAATCTTGAACTTAATTTGATGTCTTGGTATCAGGGTGAGATGTCAGGGTTAGATGGAATAGTTACTGATGTATTTAGAATGGGAGTTGGAAATACTAGGTATATGAAGAGGTTTGGGAAAGAGCCATTGGGGGTTAGGGATAAGGATGATACAAAGGGCACAATAAAGTTTTATCTTGCCAATCAGATGTTTGCTAAGAAGTTTCTTGCTGATAAAGATGGGTTAGTTACTGTTTATAGAGGAGTTAATGGTGGTACTTATAAGAGGATGGATGCTACTAATATCAAAATAGGAGAGAAAGTAGACTTTGATTGTTACAACCTGACATATTGGAGTCTTTCTAGAGAAGTTGCTGATGAGTTTGTTGCGGCAGATGGTGGTGTGGTAGTAGAGACTAAGATACCTTATCAGAGAGTATTCGCTCATTATGAACTGGGAGATAGTAGCTTCAAAGACGAAAAAGAAATAACTGTATTTGGTGGTAAGGTTCCAGGAACTATAGTTGATGTCAGAGATATAGACAGTTGGGAGTCTAGGTTTGTTATGCTGCGCGAATGTGATAGTAATTGTGCTGAACCTGCGTTTGCTTTTGATATGGTTAATGATTTTTATAGTAAGTATACAGAGAGTCAGCAACAAACAATCCTTGAAGGACTGAAGAAGGCTATTGATAGGCAGAACAATCATGGGTTGACAGAAAGGAATAAGTTTGTTAAGAGGGTACAACAAGGAGATGCAACTGACTATGATAGAGCGATGGTCAAAGCGTGGGGAGAAGCAACTGACGTTCTGGTTAAGGCAAGTCTTAACTGGGATAAGATGAGCACTAAGCAGAAGTTGTCGGCTGGAGTTGATGCTCTTAGTTCTAAGTATCCAAATGGTTTAGGTTGGAATTGGTCTCTTTATGGTAATATATTGGGTTGGTGGGATGAAGCAGAAAACAGGAAAGATAGTGGTAAGACTACTTGTTTAGATGAGGTAAGTCACAACTATTATGTTGACCCAATGAGTATTCAAGATAAAATAGAAAATAAAGTGTTGGGTGATTGAGATGGTTCGGAAACTCAGATTCAATATTGATGATGAACCAGATAATGAAAGATGGTTACAGACTATGAGAGAACCAGAACCTGGTCAGGAAGTAGTTGAGAAGGGTGGAGTTGGTAGCGGAATAAAGGGTCATCGTACTCCAAAGAAGAAGGTTATACAGAATATTCCGTGGGAAGATACGAATGATATATTGGAGGAGTGGAAAGAGAAAGTAGCGTGGTTGGAAAGTGCTTCTGATAAAGAAGTGATGAAAGAAGTTGAGAGAGGAAAGTTTGAGCCAGGAGAGTATGTTCGTAGATATAAGGAAGGCAAGATGATAAAGGAGTTTACTGAAGTAGATGCCTGGCGTAGAGAGGTGCAGTTTCAGACTAGAGACAGAATGTATAATGTTTGGCGGAAAGAACATAGCATGATATCTCATGAAGAAAACGAAGCTAATAAACTATATAATCGTAAGGTTGATGAGATAAGGGAGAGAATTAAGAAAGAGAAGCTAGACGCTTCACCTTATGCTTATGATCGCGAAAA